CAGTTCTCAACACGCAACAGTTACAGGATCAGGTGGCAGACAAGCTGCTGCAGTTTTAGCACAAGAGATTAAAAAATCTAGAACATTAAGACAACGACAACAAGAAGAGACAACTGCATATAATGTAGCGGGTGAACTCGCTAGTACAGGACTACAAATAGCCTAATGATACATCAATCGTCATCGTCATCATCAATAAGTAAGAAGTACTCATCCCTATGCCAGAGGAGACAGTGGTATCTCAGTAGGGCATGGGAGGGAGCTGAAATAACTATTCCTTTTATTCTTCCCAGAAATTATACACTTGATCAGGATCTTCCCACTCCTTATCAGGGTATCGGAGCTAGGGGGGTAAACAACCTTTCAGCAAAACTCCTTTTAACCCTCTTCCCCCCTAACTCCCCCTTCTTTAAATTTCAGATAGATGACTTCACGCTAGAGGAACTGCAAGCTCAACGTGCTCCTGTAGAAGAAGGACTCAATGCTATGGAACGTGCAGTCATGGATGAGGTTGAAGCCAAGGCTATGCGTGTCCCTCTCAATGAATGCCTGCGTCATCTTATAATTACTGGCAACGCCCTTCTTCATGCTGATAAGAACAACAAGATAAGAGTCTTTCATTTAGACCAGTACTGTGTCAGGCGTGATCCTCAAGGAGAGGTTCTTGAGATCATTGTCATGGAGAAGATGAGCAGGGAACTTTACAAGGATGTCTTTGACAGTTCTCCTCCTAATGAAACTGGTGGTACTACCGATAGTCAAGAGAAAGAACTTAATTTATATACAGTAGTAAGAAAGAAGAAGGATAAGATTCATGTCTATCAGGAAGTCAACGATAAGAAGATTCCTAATACTGATTCTACTTATCCTATAGATAAGAATCCCTGGTTGGCCTTGAGGTTCTCTACTATTGATGGTGAAGACTACGGTAGAGGATTCGTAGAGGAATACTTGGGAGACTTGAGGGCTCTTGAAGGTTTATCTAAAGCTATCTTGGAAGGATCTGCTGCTGCAGCTAGGGCTATTTTCCTTGTAAGACCTAATGGTACAACTAAACTCAAGACTATTTCTCAAGCTCCGAATTTAGCTGTCAGGCAGGGATCTGCCGATGATGTATCAGTACTACAGATGGATAAGTTCAATGATTTTAGAGTAGCTCAAGAAACTATAAATCAAACTGAGAGAAGACTTGCCGCAGCCTTCCTCTTGAACCAGAGTGTTCAGAGGGATGCTGAAAGAGTGACGGCAGAAGAGATCAGGTTCTTAGCGAATGAACTTGAGACTTCTCTTGGTGGGATCTACAGTTTACTTTCCCATGAGCTTCAGTTACCACTCATTAAACGTATCATATCTGTATTAGAACGAGAGGGAAAACTTCCCAAACTACCGGAAGGAGCTGTCGAACCTATAATCATTACAGGATTTGAAGCGTTAGGTAGGGGCAATGATGCTAACAAACTTGCTACTTTCCTGCAAACTGCTGCCCAAATACTTGGTCCAGAAGCCGTGTTAACCTATACCAATGCCAGTGATGCACTCAAGAGACTAGGTGTTGGGTTTGGAATAGATATGAAGGGCTTGATTAAAACTGAAGAACAAGTACAGCAAGAGCAACAAGCTCAACAACAACAACAGATGATGGCTCAGGCAGGATTGGCAGCGACACCTAATGCTGTCAACCAGGCTGGCGAAATGATAAGGGAGCAAGCAGGAAATGCCAAAAACCAATAAGAAAACACAGAAAAAGAGTAAGCCAACTGGACCTAGTATTACATCTAAGACCCAGTTCAAGGAAGTTGATAAGGTTATGGAAATCATGGAACAAAAAGCAAATGTAGCTACGAAGAATGGACTTCCTTCTACCTACACTAAAATCAAACTTCCCAACGGGACAATAAAAGAAACTTATGGAGAGCGATATGGCAAACCGGATAACAGTTGAAAGTGACGCTCCCCAAAGTATGGATGATTACAACAGGGAGATGGCATCGAAGGCAACCCTTGCTGAGAATACCATTGACCGGGGAGTAGTCCCGCTGGAAGACCCTGAAGTACAGGACGAAACATTCAGGCCAGAAAAATTTAAATCAGATGAAGATTGGCGAAATAGCTATGATGAACTGGAGCGTAGATTTCATTCTCCAGAACAAGCTGAACCCGCTGAAGATTCTGAATTAAGTATCCCGGAAGCTTCTCAAGATGCTCCTTTTGATATGGAAGTTCTGCAAAAGGAATTCATAGAAACAGGTGGTTTAAAAGATGCCAGTTATAAACTCTTGGAAGACGCTGGAATCAGCAGACAATATGCTGATACTTATATTGAAGGAGTAAAAGCTTTGGGTCAACAAATAGGTAACCAAGTAAAAGATTCTGTAGGCGGTTCTGATGCTTATGGCAACATGGTGGAATGGGCTCAATCTAATTATTCTCCTGAAAAAATCCAAGCTTACGACAGTGCTGTCAACAGTGGAGATGTTGAGCTTGCCAGGATTACTGCCAGAGGACTTCAGGCTGACTATCAGAAAGCTAATGGTTACGAAGGCCAAACTGTCAGCGGAGATACTCCGTTGCGGATGGGCGATAACAATGATGTCTTTCGTAGTAATGCTGAAGTAACAACGGCTATGAAAGATCCTAGATATGAAACTGACATAGCTTATAGACAGGATGTCAGGGATAAACTTGAGAGATCTGAAGTATTTTCTTTAGGTCAAACTTAAGATAGCAAGACGAGCTATAGAGTAATTAAACAAGTAGACAAAAGACCTGCTGAGGTGGATAATCTTTTAGTCGAAAGATTAACGAAGAAGTATAGCATATTTGTGTTTACAGATACTTTTTATTAATTTTTAGATTAAAGGAGACTTGCTATGGGTACTACGCTAACTACAGCACCCGTCCAAGTAATGTCTCGCTCTGGTCAAAAAAATAGTGCTGGTGATTCCAGTGCTATGTTTCTTAAGGTCTACGCTGGTGAAGTGTTGACCGCTTTTGAGCAAGCTAGTGTTACGATGGACAAGCACGTTATCCGTTCTATCAGTTCAGGCATCAGTGCTCAGTTTCCCCTCGTGTGGAAAACTGCTTCAGTTGAATATGCCTATGTGAATAGTTCAGGCAGTACTGCTACTACCGCTGTTGAACTTGATGGTACGGCAATCAATAAGAATGAGAAGGTCATTCCTATTGACGGTCTGTTACTTGCAGACCACTTTGTCAATAATCTTGACGAAGCTATGAATCATTATGATGTACGTTCTATTTATGCTAAAGAAGCTGGTATCATTCTTGGTACTCAGTGGGATAAGAACGTGCTTCAAGAAGGTGTGTTAGGAGCTAGATCCTCTACGCTCGTTACGAGTGGTAACGGTGGATCTGTACTTACTAATGCTTCTTATGGAACATCTGGATCTACTCTTGGTGGTGGTTTGTTTGATGCTGCTGAACAACTGGATGAAAATAATGTTCCTGAAAACGATAGGTATATGTACCTCCGTCCTGCCCAGTATTATCTCATGGCAGAAACGACTGACCTGATCAACCGTGATTGGGGTGGAAGAGGTGTGTATGCTGAAGGTGAAGTCATGAAGGTAGCTGGTATTCACATTGTGAAAACTAACAATCTTCCTATTACTACTGTCAGTGATTCTACTGGAGTCACAACTCATGAAGCTAATTTCTCTACGACTAAGGCATTAGTTATGCACAAGTCGGCAGTAGCTACCGTGAAGTTGTTGAATCTGGCAGTTGAAACTGAATACGACATTAGACTCCAAGGTTGGTGGATTGTGGCTAAGTACGCTATGGGCCATAGTTTCATCCGTCCTGAGTGTTGTGTTGAATTTAAAACCTCTTAAGCGAAAGGAGAATAACTATGTCGGATATTGCTGATGTTGGAAGTTATCTTCCTGTCGCTGCACAAGCTGTTACAAATGTTTCATTACATACAGTATTTGGTAATAATGATACTGTTGGTACAACATACGAACTGATTACTAACTTAGATGCTACTCCTACTCAACTTGGTACGGCTGGTGATGGCATTGAAGTAGTAGGTGGTTCAACTGATGACGATGGTTCTCCTGCTGGAACTGGTGCTCAAACTGTAAAAGTTAAAGGCTTGGATACTTCTTTTAATATTAAAGAAGCAAGCATGACTTTGGATGGTACGACTATAGTAGAGCAAGGAGATACTACATGGACCTTTATTAACGAAGCTTATATTACGGCTACTGGAACAGGTTTAGCTTCTGCTGGCACATTGACTTTCTCTAATGATGCTGCTGGTAATAATATAGGCCTCATTGAAGCTGGTGATTATGGTATTCGTAATTGTTGGTGGAAAGTTCCTGCTGGACATACTGGATACGTTCATGGTTTCTGGTATTCAGTCCTTCCTGTTGCTGCTCCTGTAGCACAAGCTGGTTTTGCTTTACAGATAGCTCGTCATGGTTTTCAAGGCGTAGCTAGTTCTGAAACCTACGAGACTATCGCTGAAGTATTTGTCGATGAAGGCGATTCAGGTGTAGCTGTAAATGAAGCTAGAGGAGGAAATGGTACTGGATGGTTCAGTTTTCCAGGTAATGTTCCTGTAGTAATACCTGCTAAATCTATTGTCCGTCTTGCTGCGAAAGCGATGAGTACGGGTGTAGCTGTAACAGGTGGTTTTAATATTATGATTCAAGGTTCTGGTGGTGGTACTACCATAACTGAGAGTTAACCTTTTGAGGAGCTTAAGGTAACACTTAGGCTCCTCATTTTTTTTACATTTTGGAGATACAATGACTGATACAAGTAGAACCGTAAGCGACTTAGTTACTAACTTGTTTCAAGACAGTCAGGCTGCTGGTTCTATTACTCCTCAAGACCTGCGTGACTTAGTTGAAACTTGCCAAACGAAACAGGGAAGTATGTATGTGTCTTCTGCTGGCAGTACTACCATAAGTGTAGCTGGAACTTATGTAGAAGGTGTAGCAGGAACATGGACTCTTAGCACTGCACCTACAGCTAATGAGTTTGATGAAAACACCGATGGTAGACTTAGGTATACAGGGACTCCTACAATCAACTGTTTGTTTCTGGCCTCAGCTTCACTGGAAATTGACACTTCTGTTACAAGTAAAGAATTTGGATTAGCATTACACAAGAATGGGACATTGATTACAGGAACAAAAATAGTAGGATTCTCTCCTGCTACTACAGTTAACTCAGTTGATCT